TTATTTTTTGTTTTTTTGAATCTGCTCAACTAACAGAGATTCTATAAAGTTGCTTAGCGTTCTACCTTCCTTTGCTGCTAGTTCTGTGGCAGCTTCTTTAATTCTCGGGGTAGTTTTTAAGTGTATGTGTGCTGTTCGTTTATCCATGTTTTACTTACCTCTTCCCTTAGCTTGTCTAAAGTATACCACCACATTAACACCTTGTCAACACCTTTTCAAAACTTTTTTAAAAAATTTTGAAGCAGGCGAAAAAACGCATATCAATAGGCATAATAAAGCTGGAGGAAATCATGGATTGGAACAAGCTCGAAGTAGAATACATAACAACAAATACATCATACGCAAAACTAGCTACTAAATACCAAATATCGGCGCGCACTATTTCGGAATACGCTCGCCGCCATGAGTGGAAAGAAAAGCGCAGGAAATATGTATCAGATACTGTCGGAAAAGCTGTAGAGCGCGTATCTAAATTAGAATCTATAGACTTGTCTAAAGAAATAGGCATAGTACATAACTTGTCTAATATAATGAGTGACGCTCTATTAGATCCAAAGCAGTTTAATAGATACCTGGTTGAAGAAACTGAATACAATTCAGATGGCTTTCCGAAATCAAAGAAAACTGTTGAGAAAAAATTTAAGCGAACAGATTTTAAACAGGTAAAAGATGCAGCTAACGCACTGCAGGCGATTGAAAAAATGAGGCGGTCAATGGAGACTATTCTCACATTCCAGGAAAAGGAAGATCTTAAGCTTGCGAAGAAAAGAATCAGACTTGAAGAAAGAAAAGTTAAGCTGCTTGAAGCTGAGGCAGAAAATAAAAATATCAGCGTTGAAGAGGCTGAAAGCATTGTACTTGTTAATTTAAGTGATGAAGAGGTTGCGGAGGTAGAAGAATGAAAATAGCATGGGAGCCGCAGCCGCGTCAAAAAGTATTTATGAGCCGTCCGGAGTACGAAGTGTTATATGGCGGCGCAGCTGGAGGCGGAAAGAGCGACGCTATATTATGCGAAGCACTAAGACAGGTACATATACCAAGCTATAAAGGGCTAATCTTAAGGCGTACATTTCCGCAGCTCTCGGAGCTTATGGATAGATCCATAAATCTATATTCAAAAGCATTCCCGAGCGCAAAATTCAACGAATCAAAATACGTCTGGAAGTTCGGAAGCGGAGCAAAAATATATTTTGGAAATCTGCAAAGAGAAATAGACAAATACAACTATCAAGGTAAGGCATATGACTTTATCGCATTTGACGAGCTAACGCATTTTACGCGTACGCAGTACATGTATCTAATGTCACGTAATCGTCCGACTGCACCAGGAACGAGGGTATACATAAGAGCTAGCGCAAATCCTGGGGGAGTTGGTCACGGATGGGTGAAAAAGAGATTTATAACACCTGCACCGCCTATGACGCGTATCAAGGGCGTATATAAAATCGTTACCCCAACAGGCGAGTTAATAGAGCGTGTGCGTAGCCGTATGTTTGTACCATCAACAGTCTTTGATAACAAAAAGCTGTTAGAAAATGACCCGTACTATATCGCAAATCTAGCTATGCTCCCGGAAGCAGACAAGAAAGCACTACTATACGGAGACTGGAATTCATTTAGCGGACAAGTATTCACAGAATGGAATGACGAGATAGAACACTATTTAGACCGTAAATGGACCCATGTTATAAGTCCGTTCAAGATTCCTGAAACATGGAGAACCTTTAGAGGTTTCGACTGGGGGTATTCAAAGCCATTTAGCGTAGGTTGGTACGCAGTAGATAACGACAATAGACTATATAGAATCAACGAACTATACGGCTGTACAGACCAGCCAAACACTGGCGTTAAATGGACCACCGAGAAGATTGCGAAGGCAATAAAAGAAATCGAGGAATCAGATCCGAATTTAAAAGGCAGAACTATATCAGCCGTTGCAGACCCTGCAATATTCCAAGAAAATGGCGGTAAATCAATAGCCGATTCATTCATGGAAGCTGGTGTGTACTGGGAGAAGGGAGACCATACACGAATACCGGGCAAAATGCAGTGTCATTATAGATTAGCTTTTGATGAAAACGGAATACCGATGTTCTATTGTTTCTCAAACTGCAAGGACTTCATCAGAACAGTACCGGAACTAATTTACAGTGAAACCAAGGTAGAAGATATCAATACCGAAATGGAAGACCATATATACGACGAGTGGAGATATGTATGCATGGAGTCACCTATAAATGAGCGACGAGACGCCAGGGCAAAACTATACGAGGGAACAGATGGACTGCACGACCCACTAAATATGATTCCTGCACAGCTAGGACGATACGACTTTTTCAAATACATGTAAGGAGCGAATATGAAAGACAAGAAGAAAGAGCTAAAAGAAAAGAACGCTAAAGAAGTTAAAAAGGCTAAGCCGTTAAGAGACCAGGAACAGCCAGAAGATGACGAGCCCGAAGAAGATCCCGCGCAAGCCGAGGGAGATAAACAGCTGATGAAGAGGCTAGGGATAGACCCAAAGAAAGCAGCCGAAGAACCTATCGAAGATGAAGAGGAAGAGCCAGACTATATAGAGCAGGAACCAGAACCAACATCACTAGATGCAAAGGAAGAGCCAGAAGCAGATTACGGAGCGTTCAACGAAGACGAAGGCAAAGAGTGGGATCCGAACTACGGTCGAAAAGGAATCATTGATGAAGAGGTTATAGGAGAGGCAAAGAACACATACGAGAAATACAAGCAGAATCTTGAAAAGTTCAAAAAACGCATCGTTGAGAATGAAAAGTGGTGGCAGTTCAAGCAGTGGGAAGTTATAGGAGATACACAAGGAAAAGAAAACGATCCGAAGCCTGAAAGTGCATGGATGTTTAATTCGCTTGCCAATAAACACGCTGACGCTATGGATAACTACCCTATGCCTAATCTATTGCCGCGTGAAGAGAGTGACAAAGGTTCCGCACTGTCACTATCAAAGATTGTCCCATGCATACTAGATAACTGCGACTTTCAGCAAATATATAGTGATGCATGGTGGTACAAACTAAAGCAAGGATTCTGTGTATATGCTACATACTGGGATAACACAAGAGATAACGGCGCTGGTGATATCGCTGTAAAACAAATAGATGTTCTGAATCTATTATGGGAGCCAGGAATTAAATATATCCAGGATTCGCCAAACATATTTCTTATAGACGCTGTGGATAACGATATCCTTGTAGGAATGTACCCAGACCTAGAAGGCGTGCTATCAAATTCTGCAGGTGCTGAAATCGTGAAGTACGATACAGAGCGTGACGATTCAGCATCGAACAGAACAGTCGTTTATGACTGGTACTATAAGCAGACTGTTAACGGTAGAACGATAGTTCATTACTGTAAGTTCATTGACGGTCACGTACTTTTCGCATCTGAAAACTGCGAAGAGTATCTAGAGAGCGGATATTACATTTCAGGCGAATATCCGTTCGTTGTGGATAACCTATTCCCGGTTGAATCTGAAATGCTAGGCTTTGGATATATCGATGTCATGAAATCTCCACAGATGGTTATAAACAAGATGGACCAGGTTGTTGCAAAGAATGCTGTACTTGTTGGCAAACCAAGATGGGGAGTCAATAAGAATTCAGGAATAGATCCAGAACAGTTAGCTGACTACTCACAAGATTTCTTTGAGATAAACGGCAAACTAAACGAGGATAATATTAAGCAATTCCAAACAACGCCGCTACCGCCAATGGTCATGAATTACCTCGAGATGAAAAAAGAAGAGCTAAAAGAAACCTCGGGCAATCGTGACTTCTCGCAGGGAAGTACGGCCGCAGGTGTAACGGCAGCAAGTGCTATTGCAGCACTGCAAGAGGCAGGCTCTAAATTATCTCGTGACATGATAGGCGGTTCGTATCGAGCGTACGTGAGACTAGTTAAGCAGATTATAGAATTAATCAGGCAGTTCTATGATGAGCCTCGTTGTTTCAGAATTGACGGAGAAGGCGGATCATACGAATTTATCAGCTTTGAAAATTCATTGCTTAAAGAAACAACGATTGACGACGTTACAGGACAGCCAGAGATTGTAAAGAAACCTATATTCGATGTTAAAATCTCCGCTGCCAAAAAGAACGCGTTTAATAGAGCGTCGCAAAATGAGACGGTCAAAGAGCTGTACGGCATGGGTGTGTTCAATCCAAATAACTACGTACAGGCTGGAATGCTATTAGATGCTATGGACTTCGAAGGAGTGGAAGAGCTCCGCAGGAAGGTAGGAGAAAACGGAAACCTTAACGAGAAGTTGAACCAATTAGCTAGCATTGCTATGCAGATGGCAGGAATGCTAGACCAGACAGTTGGAGCAGGCGAATTCACATCTCAGGTACAGCAGGCTCTAGGAATGGAAGTAGCACCGCAGTTAAACGCTGCCGCATATGAGGCTAGGCGCGGTATAGATAGACCGGTTAATACCAGGGCAGCAAATATCAGAGATAGAGCAAGTAACCAGGCAAGCGTAGGAGAAGGTCATGACATCAGCAAAACTGACGAGTAAGAGAGATGAACAAGGCAAAATCACGTATACGTTAGATATCAAAGAGCACGCGGACGAAAGTCACGTGTGCTTTGCGATTAGCACGCTAGTACATACAGTGTCGGATATGGTCGAAAGATTAGAAGGCTCAATCAGTATCAATCCTGGTGATGTAGTAATTAGCTTTACGTCACATCCGGACAACGTAAATGAAATGATATACGCAAGAATCATATATACATTTGCATGCAAAATGTTAACGATACTTGAAGAGGGATATCCAAAAAATATTAAAGTGATTATGCCGTAGTCGAATAATCAAAAATTTTTTTATATCATAAATCCGTAAAGATAAATGCTCGCGGGTAAGCCGCAGGAGGAACAATGACATATAGAGATTTTTACCTCTTCGATGGAGAGGGCGGCGAAGGAACAAGCGGTAATACTGGTGTCGCTACCAGTGCTGAAGAGGGCACAGCCCTTGAAGAAAAGAAAGATGATGATTTGTTTGATGATAACAGCTATGACGATAGCGAAGAATCAGACGATGAACCATCAGAGGGTGAAAACGCCGATGAACCCAAAGACCTATCTGCAGAGTTCGAAGAACTAATCAAAGGAAAGTATAAAGACTTATACGATGCGCGCGTTAAGGACACGCTTTCAAAGAGATTTAAGAACGCAGAAGCAGATAGAAGTCGACTTGGTGAATATGAAGATGCGCTGTTTGTACTGTATGACAAGTACGATATCGAGCCTGGTAATCTTAGCGGACTCAAAGAGGCAATCGCGAAAGATGGCGAACTGCTAGAAGAAAGAGCAGAAAGAGAAGGGCTATCGGTTGAACAGTACAAGTACCAGAAGAAACTCGAGGCGGAAAACAGAAGGCTTGAAGCAGAACAGAGAAAAAGAGCTGCTAAAGAGCAAGCAGACGCACTGTACGAGCAGTGGGAGGCAGAATCTGCGGAGCTAAGAAATGTGTATCCACACTTTAACCTTAAGAAAGAGGCAAGTGAGAATCCTGAATTCATGAGCTACCTTGAATCTGGAATGAGTGTGAGGAAAGCTTTTGAAGCAGCACACATACAGGAGCTAATCTCTGGCGCTATTCAGATGGCTACCAAGGAAACCAGGAAGAACACTATTGACACAGTAAGAGCAAGAGGCTTGAGGCCGCGCGAAAACGGCATGCAGTCTAAAGCTCCGCTAAAGGTCAAGAAGAACATTAGTAATCTCAGTAACGAAGATATGGATAGAATCAATAAGCGTGTAGCTAGAGGTGAAACCGTTACCTTCTAACTGAGGAAGGAGGAACAATGAACGTTAGAGACTATTTCCTTTTCGGAAATCCAAACACAAATATCACTACAGATAGCAATCTGACGCCGGATATGAAGGAGTACTACGATAAAAATCTTATCAGGCTCACAGGTCCGCAGCTAATTCACGACCAGTTTGCACAGAAGAGACCAATTCCAAAGAATGGCGGTAAGGTTATTAAATTCAGACAGTACAAGCCGTTCCCAAAGGCACTAACACCACTTACAGAGGGTGTAACACCGGACGGAAGAAAGCTCCAGATGACAGAGGTGTCTGCAACAATCAAGCAGTACGGCGATTACGTAACTCTATCAGATATGCTGCTTCTCACAGCGCTAGATAACAACCTGCTAGAGTCACAGCAGCTGCTATCTGATCAGGCAGGAAGAACACTTGATACAGTTACAAGAGAGGTTATGCACTCAGGTACTAACGTACTTTATGCAGGCGGCAAGTCGGCAAGGGCGGCACTAACCAAGGATGACAAACTAACAGTAGATACAGTCAAGAGAGCTGCTAGAATTCTTAAGAATGCTAACGCTCCAAAGATTGACAAGTACTACGTTGCTATCATCAATCCTGATACCTCGTACGACCTACAGTCTGATCCGGCATGGATTGATGCATCGAAGTATGCAGGTTCAACTCAGATCTTCGAGGGAGAGGTTGGAAAGATTGCAGGAGTAAGATTTATCGAGTCTACAGAGGCTAAAATCTTCAACGAGAAGAGCACATCCGGAGCTAGAATCTATGGAACACTGTTCCTAGGTGCTAACGCATACGGAACCACCGAGATTGAAGGTGGCGGACTCGAGATGATTGTTAAGCAGAAGGGTTCAGCGGGAACAGCAGACCCACTCAATCAGAGAGCAACTGCTGGATGGAAGGCTGCAAAGACCGCAGAGCTTCTAGTTAGCCCTTACATCGTAAGATGTGAGCACTGCGTAACACTGGAATCTGATCCAAACTAATTCATAAAGCTAGCCTGTAATTCTGCAGGCTAGCAATATTGATATAAGGAGAAAGAATTATGGCAAAGAGAAATGAAGAGCTAGAAGCTGTTGAAACTATGACAGAGGCGGTAGAAAATACTGCAGATGAAGAGGTTGCTGAAAATACTGCTTCGGTAAGCGATGATTACCTAGAAGAACTTGTCGAGATTATGCTGTTCAAAGATTCAGATAAATACTCTGATGATCTAGTAGTCACACTTAACGGCAAGAACTACCAGATTAAGAGAGGCGTCAAGGTTATGGTGCCGAGAAAAGTGCAGCTAGTAATTGAGGACTCTATGAAGCAGGCAGGACTTGCAGCTGACTACGAAGAAGAGGCGCAGCAGCAGTACAAGGAACTTGAGAATAGGCTATAAGGCAGCTATAACGCTGTGTAAAGCGAGGGCTGAGGCTCTCGCTTAATTTATTAAGGAGATAGTATGAAAAGAATCAGCGTAACGGTAGATGTAAACAAAGTAAAGTCCATTATTGTTAATGGACTAGTACAGTTCGATGATGATGCAGCGATAGACATCAAGCTACTTAATGGTAGTAGCTCGTTCGACTTTTCGGAGTATACCGCTGTAACAATCGAAATTATCCGTCCGGATGGAAAAGCCTTTGTTGATTGCATAGGAGACCACTTGACGGTTGAAGATGCGGCGCAAGGTTTTTTAACATATAAGCCGGTTCCAGAAGTCACAAAACTTGTAGGTTTGTACTTTGTGGATATTTCCATATACACAAACGGCAAGAAGATGACTACATCAAGATTTACGTACAACGTATCAGATGGAAACATAGATAATACTGAAATTGAAAAGGAAGAGTATTACCCGGTACTTCTTGCACTTGTAAAAGAAGTATCAACATACAAGGCGGCCGAAGAAGCGAGGGAAAGAGCAGAGAAGTTAAGAGCAAGTGAGACCGCAGGTATTATTGCGCAGGCAAATAAGATTCTAGAGAACATCCAGGAAAAGCAGGGTTATCTAGATGATCTATATAGTGCGTTTGTACAGATAGCTAACGAGATAACCGGTAGCAACTTTGATGTTACATCGCTTATCACTTCATCTAGCCTTGAAACCAGATTAAAAGGTATCTATCCAATCAAGGATGGTAAAGATGGAATTGAAGAAGGACAGCTAGGGTTCGACAAAACAAAAGGTCTGCTATACATAGGTGGCTCGGAAGTTAAGGTATTAAATAAGCCGGAAGTTGCTATATCAGGAACTGAGCCAGAAGATAAGAGCCTGCTCTGGCTAGATAGTGTAAGCGGCAAGGTTAAATACTACGCTGGCGGTGCATGGAGTGAGGCTAAATGCTTTGCAGTATATAAGTAGGTGATGATATGGCAACAACTCTATTTAATCAATGGATAATTCATAGTGGACCCAGAATCAGACTTACTGCCACAACAGATTATTATCGTGATGGCGCATATATGTATTACCGTATAAACACATATATCCACGGTTTAGACTATAGGCAGTCTTGGTACGGCTGGTACCTGGATATGGCAGTGTACATAGACGGACAATATATGGGCACTACGAGGTTAAAACAGAATAAGCCTATAAGATGGTCAGGTATTAGTAATTCGACGCCATATTATGCTGTTAAACGTGTTTCTGGCAATGCCCATATCAAGATTGTACTAACATCAAACAAACCTAGATACGGACAGAGAGTGTGGGAAAGCGGCGGAGCTTTGCCGGCACCGCCATTAAGCACAGCCGGACTATTAACATTAAAAGATATAACTGAATCCGGAATGATAGTTAACGTAAGCGGACTACCTACAGGATATGAAAAAGAGCTCCGCTTTTGGCACAGGGCAAAAGGTGAGGCGTGGAAACATATTGGAAATAAAACCGTGTCTAACAGCAGTAGAGATTGCAGCATGGCATTTAATGACCTTATAGCTAATACTAGCTATGAAATATCGGTAGAGGAATTCGTGGATGGCTACAAAATAACTTCGTTTGATTCAGTGATTGCACTACCTACCGCAAAAGGAGAGCTGACTACAACTACCACAGAAAGCGAACTGATAGCGGTTGAAGAGGTTGATTCAAACATTTCATACACTAGAACGCTAGAGTGGTATATAAGACCAGCAGGCGCAGGAAATTTTCAGTACATGGGAGAAGAAGAACTACCTGCAGGTGTAAGCACGAAGGCGAGAAAGTTTGAAAAACTCACAACAGGCTGTAGATATGATGTTAGAACGCTCATTAAACGCAAGGACATCGTTTTAAAAGAAACCGCTGTATCTGATTCACTTAAACCAAGTAGCGCAGTTATACAAGCTGAATCAGATACATATAGCAGCATACAGGTGAATGTATCTCATATGGTGAATACTGGATGGGAACGAACCATAAAGGCAAAGTATAAAGCTGCGCAGGAATCAGAATATAGAGAAGAGAGCGTGACAACAGGAAATGAAAGCACACTTATAAACCTAAAGAATCTCAAAGCTTTCACAGATTATGAAGTCATAGTTGAAATCTATAGAGATTCCCAGATTATAAAGTCTTGGACTGAAACTGTTAAGACAAGAGAAATGGGGTTTGTTGCAATTCCTGTTATCAAAAGCATTGAATCTGTTATCAGAACTAAAGATGCTGTTATCAACTGGTTTGTTAACGATGACAGAGACGAAATGAGCTATGACGTTGAATATAAGATTGGTGAAAGAGAGTGGACGAAACTTATAACAACTAAGTATAAATCAAAGCTCACAATAACTTTACCTAGCGGTAATACTGAATATCTAATCAGGATAAAAGGCTATGCCACGGATTCAACAAAGGTTTCTTACTCTCTAGCAGTACCAGTGTATACATATCACCGCTTCGAATATGACAGTATTGTTAATGCGCAAAACGAAATCGCTTTAACAAGTACTGAGGTAAACAGACTTATACGCTTTATTAATAAAAAAGTTGGTAGCAGTTTGATGTTTGTTGAAGAGGACGAATCTATCACTTTAGAAAAGCATAATGAATTGAGAAGGGTGTTAGCTTTAAGCACGGTTCCTAGTGGAGATATCAAAGCCGTAGACTGGGTATCGCTTAAAAACAAGGTAAATGAGGGTTAAATATGAATACAGCAGAAGTAATTAAGACGGTTAACGATCGTTGTCCGAACACGTGCACTGACGAAGAAAAGATAGCGTATGTTAACGAGATAGAAAACATAGTCCAGAGAGAGCTGTTAAATCTCGAAGAAAAAGACATGAAGAGGCAGGTAACTAGCGACACGCAAACAGAAGAGCTGCTACTAGAAAAGCCGTTTGATTTAATCTATGTGTACTATGTGGCAGCTATGACTTGCCAAGCAATGGAAGAGTGGGATTCGTTCAATGCTTGGTTGAGCTTATACAATAGCCGAGCAGTAGACGCACGTAACTATTACATCACAAAAAGCAACAGATACAAGAACTTAAGAATTAAAAACTACTTCTAGGAGGCAATATGCTACTCAAGGAAATACAGCCAAAAATAAACGGCAAACAGTCGGTGTTGCAGTTCAAAGGATATAACGCAAACGCTGTAATAGATGACGGCGAAATGCGAGATATGTATAACTTGTCATCAGATAAGTACCCGGTGTTATCTCAAAGAGCACCAAGGAATATCATAGATATGCCAGTGCAACATCCAAGGGATATCATCGTAAAAAACAATGTGCCATACATCATAGATAGATACGAGGTAGACGGAGAGATAAGAACATTTATCAAATACTCTAAAGGTGGCACAGACTACCAAAAGCGAATAAATAACATCATGCCCAAAACTATGGTGGCACATAATAATAAAATCTGCATATGGCCAGACAAGGTGTATCTAGACATTACAGATAACACCGTAAAGCATATGGACGCATCAGTGCGCGCCACGGCAACAATTAAGCCAGGAAGCATATATCTAGTTGGTGCAGATTTATCTGAATTCTCTGTTGGTGACGCTATTGAGATATCGGGGTGTAAAAAACAGCCTGGAAATAACACGGTGATCGTGATTAAGAGTATAGAAGGTAGCACAATTACCACTTACGAGAATTCATTCAGAATGCCGAGTGATGATGTGACTAAGGAGTCATATGTTGAAGAGGAAGTAAAACTCGCACGAGATATCCCAGACCTTGATTACGTCATGGAAAGCAACAATAGATTGTGGGGCTGTAGGAGCGAGGACAACACAATCTATGCTAGCAAGTTGGGTGATCCGCTTAATTGGAATTACTTCCAGTCGCTAGCAAACGATTCATACGCACTAGAGGTTGGCTCAGATGGTGAATTTACAGGGTGTGCCGCATATCCTACACACCTAATCTTTTTCAAAGAACATCATATGCATAAAGTGTTTGGAAGTATGCCAAGCCAATATCAGCTATACAGCACTGAGTGCTTCGGGATAAGAAAAGGCTCTGATAAATCGGCTGTAATCGTGAATGGTGTATTGTACTATCATTCATTAACAGGTGTAATGGCTTATGACGGCGGAACATACCCGGTAATGATATCCGAAGTGTTCGGAGATTATCAGTTCAAATCAGCTGTTGGCGGAAGTAATGGTAAGAAATATTACATTTCGATGCTAAATGAAAGCGAAAATAAGTACAATATCTTCACTTACGATATACTTCGCAGACTATGGCACAAGGAAGATGAAACAAAAGTAACAGCCTTTGCCAATGTGAATAACGAGCTTATATACATAGCAGATGGCAACATCTGGACCACTACAGGAAAACGTCCGGAAGATGATATTAAGTGGTTTGCTGTATTCGGACCGTTCGATGAATTCGTAGAGAATATGAAGTCTTATAAAAAAATAAACATGAGACTAAATATGCAGCCGGGAGCACAACTAAGGATAAGCACTCAAAGTAGTAATGGTGAGTGGGAACCTATATATGAGTGCGAAACGGAGCGAGGGAAAACACTAAGTGTACCAATCATCCCTAATAGGCAAGCAAAGTTCTCTATAAAAATTGAGGGAGTGGGAAGAACAGATATTGAATCACTTACAAGATACTATAGAGGTAGGAGTGACAGACCATGATAACTGTACCAAATAGAACAGATATGTCGGATGAAAGCCTTGCACTCAGGACGATAGATGAAAACTTGCGAAAGCTCGCAGATGAAGTACTCATGGAAATCATGAATGTATCAAAAGAGCCAAGCAAGAAAAAAGAAACATCTGAAAGTAAGGTAAATAAAGAAGCACCCAGAGTTCATATCGCCTATGCAAGTAGCGGAGATGGCGCAGTGGGATTCAGCACCACGGATAGCACCGGAAGAACATATATAGGAATCTACACAGATTTTAAAGATGTAGCTAGCGCAGATCCTAAAGCGTATAAGTGGACGAAAGTCAAAGGCGATAATGGCGTAAGCGTAAGTTCATATACTAGGTGGTATTATTTAGCAGTAGAAACTCCAGAGAAACCAGCGCTTAAAGTCCCTCCTAGACCGTGGACTATAACAGAACCTAACTACATAGAAGGGAGTACAAACAACCTATACTATGTGGACCAAAGCGTTTTCTCAGATGGAAGCTTTTACTACTCGGATGTTCAGGTATCAAGCTCGTATGCTGCAGCTAAAAATGCATTTATCAAGACTTTAGAAAATCATCAAGAGACACTAAAGCAACTCGAAGACTTAAGCAGACAGACGAAAAAAGAAATCGCAGATGCAGCGGATAGCATATCCAGGAAGATTAAGACAGAATATTACTCATCAGCCGATATGGACGACAAGATTGCTAATATTGAATCGCAAATAACACAAACGGATAATGCTGTAAATGTTAAGTTTAGCGAAGCTCTCAAAAACATAAACGATCTAAAGTTTGATTCGGACAAAAAATATAGTGAGATAATAAGCACTATAAGGCTAGATAAGAACGGAATATCTATAGGCAAAAGCGGTAACAGAATATCTATGAACCTAGATAACGACAAACTGAGGTTCATGCAAGAAGGAATAGAAGTTGCGTATATGAGCGATAACAAGCTATATATACAAAATGCGGAGGTGCTCAGCAGTATAAAGCTTGGCAAATTTGCGTTCATGCCTGATACCGAAACAGGCAGTTTATCATTTGGAAAGGTAGAAGATTAATGGCAAATACATGCATATATGAATTCATCCCGGTAGATAAAAAATACAGCTCCCTTGAAGAGGGGTACGGATGCATTATACCGGGATACTCAACGGTAACACCAGTGGTTTATGGCACGCTTACAGATAAAATGAAGCCTTACTATTTGTATGCGTCGACTTACGATGAAGAGGTAAGGTTAAAAACAGTTACTATTTGCGAAAATCAAAAAGTAAACGTGAATGAATTAAAGAGTCCAAATTCATACACTGTAACCGAAAGCGGAGACGAATTAAATTATAGATTTGAACTCCCGGATGTGCTAGTGCCGACTCACTATTTTTCGCCAGCATATCATGAATACGAACCGCTAATAGCATACATCAGCGCTGCAAACGAAAAGAATACATTAAATGAAAGTGGTAAATGCATTACAAAATTGGCACTTTATGGCGAACCGAGAATCACAGTAGTCAAGAACCCTTACGAGTCAAACGAGGATGGAACGGCAAAAAGGGGAGGAAACTATCGAACCGCACAGGTTCAAGTTGGATGGTTCCCTATAAACGTGAGTGGCGCGGCGAAGAAAGTAGATAAAATAACCTTAAGCGGAAAAATCAAAAGGTCAAATGAATCAGCTTACAAACCTACCAACATCACTACGAAACTAGTTAAAACAGATACCGATGCATCTGGGTGGATTACATCAACATACGATGTAACTGTAGCAGTTAATAAATCGTATACACACAACTTTGCACTATATGCATCAGATGGACTAGGTGGTGATGGAGTGAGCCACATGTTTTTTCAATCTGCTTTCAAGCTGTTTGACTTTAGAGTAACCGGAAGAGGATTCGCACTCGGCAAACCATCTGAAAGAGATGCGTTTGAGTGCGATTTAGACCTGGTTGTAACAAAAGGTGCAGAATTTAAAAGAGAAACAGTGTTCAGAGGACCTGTTAGGGGACATAGAAACGGAATAGTGATTACCGATATCGAAATCGCTAAAAACTCTGTACTAATGGATTCGGCTAGGTTTCCCGGCGCAAAATACATATTCGAACTAGCACTACCTAGAGATATGGTAGGAGAACAAGTAGATGAGAAATGGCTCCCAGAGCTATATCCTGAAAAGATTTGCCCGGAACTATATCCTATATGTGCACTAGAGACAAACACAGAGTCGGGACTGTACGAGCAATCAGCTAACGATATCTACCTTAAGGTATACCTAACGAGAGAGCCTAAAGAAGATATCAGAATCAATTGTAAGTTTACAAAATCTATGAGCCTGGAGGCTCAGAACGCTGCAGGAGGTAATTAATGAGTGTAGGTTCAGTACATGGAATAACAACAGAAGTAAAAACTGTAACGAGAGATGTAGTTGTGGCCACAAATGGGGGAGTGGCAATGAGGTCTGTATCACAATCAGAATTAGGAATACCTTCGGATAGCAAAGTGATACTTGCACAAGTTCATCCAAAACATAGAGCAGGAGTAGATGATGTATGGACTGCGGTATTTTACGGCTATTCTTGGGATGATAAAAAAAGAAGTGTTGAAATTGCGGTAAATGGAAGATTAACAGGTTTACAGAAACAAGAATTTGAAGTAAATGTTTTATATTACTAGGAGGAATTTATGATAGGTATAGTACATGGGGGGGGGTAGACCCCAAGTTCAAGAAAAATTAAATTTAGGTAGTCGATGGACTGCGCCTAGAGATGGTATCCTTGTGTGCACAGGTAGAGCACAAGCGAACTCTGCATATATGTTTATAAGAGACGAAACAGAAGGCGTATATGTTGGAATGCAAACAATAGCAAATAATCAGCATTACGGCACTATAACAGCACCTGTAACTTCGGGACATACCTATGAAGTGCGGCGTAGCTCATGGCAAACACAAAACGATCTATTTATATATGAAATATAGTTTATTAATCGACTACCATGCTGTAGTAGGATGTACTGGAAACGTCATCAACTGTTAAGTTGGTGGCGTTTTTTGCATTATGAAGAGAGCGAAAAATCATAAATACAAGTGTAATATGTAATAAAAAAGAAAACCAGGAGGAAGGCATGGCAAATAAAGATCCATTTAAAAGTGCATACAGCGAGCAGATTGCAGCACTTGTTCAGAAAGCACAGGATAACACGGCTAATTTCAAGTACGATCCTATGACAGATGCGTCATATCAGGCTCTTGCTAAAGAATATGCAAGACTTGGAGATAGAGCTAATGAGAATACAATTGCAAATCAGGCAGCGTTAACTGGCGGAAGGGCAAGTTCTTACGCGGTAAGTGCGGCAGCACAGGCGCAGAATCAGTATAATCAAGCTTTAACAGATAAGATACCAGAGCTTGAACGTTTAGCGTATGACAGATTTAACGCAGATAGAAACTACGGCTTAAATCTACTTGGAACTATGAAGTCGCTAGACGACTCGGCATTCAATAGATTTACTGATCAGAGGAATTTCAACTATCAGCAGGGAAGAGACAATGTCGCTGATCAACACTGGGATAAAACATTTGATTACCAGAAGTTGCGAGACAGCGTTGCTGATTCACATTGGGATAAAAATTTTGATTACCAAAAACAAAGAGATAATGTATCAGATAGTCACTGGGAAAGGAACTTTAATTATCAGCAAGGAAGAGACAGCGTGAGCGACTCACACTGGGAAAGAGAGTATCAGTTAAAAAAAGACTCAGCCTCTAGAGCAGGTCGGCGCTCTGGGGGCGGTAGACGCGGCCGAAAAGGAAGAAGAGGAAGAGGTGGAAGTTATCAAGAGCAATCAACACAGGTTGTATCATATGTTCCTAGTGTTGCTGCTCAAATTGCCCAAAACGCAGTGAAGGGGATTTTAACAGGTAAGGCTAAAAAAGGTAAGTCGGTTAAATCTCAAACGTATAAAAAGGCTGCCAGAATGGGATACGCTCCTATAGCGTTTAGAAGAAATACACCTGCAGAGGCAAGAGCAGCTGCAAGAAAAGCAGTAAAGAGAATTATCTACGGAGATAATAAGCATTATGTAAGCAAAGACCCTGTAAGACGTGCGAACGATATATTCAACAATACACAGATGGCGGGCGTAAATAATAATTCGGATAGACGTGCGTTATATGCTCTTAAAGGCTTAGCTGAATCTAAAAAATCTGACCTGCTTAACGCAGCGTGGACTGTTACCTCAACACCTACACTCGATCCTAAGAGTATGCACCAGGATCTAAAGAGATACAGCGAACTAGGATATATCAAGAATGGAATGCTAGACGCTGACAAGCTGTCAAAAGATGCTAGAGATGCGTTTAGCGGATTCTATAAATACGTTGAGAAAACAAGGCAAAAAGCCGAAGCGCTTAACTACATGGCGAAAGAGGCAGGTATCTACAAAACAGAACTGCAGTATGACACCAAAGCAGGTAAGTTCAAGAGGAAGCTATACTTAAAAGATAAAAATGGCAACGAGCCAAGAGAGGGTGTAATTGAAAAGCCTAGCGCTGGTCAGAAATTCGCTATAGATATTGCGCAAGGAACACTAGGCTTCCTTGCTGATTTAGCTGTAGGCAAATTTACAGGTGTAGGAATACTACCTGTAATGGGCGTAAATGCGTTCGGACAAGGCGCAGGAGACGCGAGAGCCGCAGGCGCAGGTATCTATTCTCAGTGGGGCACAGGATTAACAAACGCAGGGATCAATGTTGGAACTGAAAAAATGTGGAGCACATCAAATATTATGAGAAACTCTACAGGTAGAGGGCTCTTAGATAATGGTGCTGAAAAGTTTGCTAACAAAATGGCTGCTAGGTTCGCAAAGGGAACCGCTGCTGACGAGATAAGATACAAAGCAATTAAGCTTGGTCTAGCTGCATCAACCGAAGGTGTAGAAGAATTTATGAATGCAATTCTACAGCCAATATCTGATAGGTTCTACGACCCAGATGCGTTTAAGAAAATAGCAGAGAATCCTACAGGCTACCTTGCGGATGCTGTTTATCAGGGCATAGTAGGTACGGCAATAGGCGGTATTGTAGGTGGTCCTAGTGGCGTTAATATGGATATCGAACTGTCTGCAGAAGATAAAGAAAAAATACTGCAGGCAGGTCTTGCTATGTCCGAAAAGTCCAGCGCAAACAATTTCGCTAGGTCAATTGATAAAAATAGACTTAAGGGCGGTAAAGTGCTGAATAACGCTATTTTGGATTTAAAACATAAAATTGAATCCGGAAGAGAATTGACAGAGCATGACCAGATGCTTTTAAGTGCAGCAAAGAAATCGCGCATAAGAGGCGCAGAGAATGTATCAGGTAGTTTTATTATCAGATCGGAAAAAGGGTTAAATACTGATTACGATAGAGAAAAAGCGTCCGTGCTTTTAACTCAAAAAGTTGCGAACAGAGAAAAGGAAGTAAGGAAGTATCTATATGAAGCAGATACACCTAAAAAGACTGTGGACGAACTATCATTCCCAGTAGCTAGGATATTAGAGGGAACAGGCAGCAGTGCAGATGTAGAGAATGTACTATTCACAGTAGATAACAATCCAGCTCTTGAACTAATTCAGAATGAAACAACGCAGGATTTAAACGTAGGAATGCTGCCTAGAATGAACAATGGAATGATAATGGGCGGTGCTAGAGAAACGCAGCACTTCAAGAAAGAATTAAACTCATTTATGGGAGCAAGATACGAGAGCAACGTTGAAGAAATATTGCCAAAAGCAAAGGATGCAGCAAAAAAAGAAATGCTAGCATCTATTGGCATGAAAACAAATCCAGAAATAGAAAAACTGTTCGACGAAGGCGCAAAGGATGTGAAGGAAGGCGAAGAGTTTATAAACTATGCATATGCGTTTAATTACTTCTATGATTCTGGAAGGCGTGGATTAGACTACAAGGATCTCGACAAAGTTATATTCCAAAGCAATTTAGTACCTGCAGATATCCGTAAAAAGATATATGAGATAGGAAAAGCCGAGAGAGAAGATAACAACATCATTACAAACAAGTCAAAGCTACCGATAGGATTTAAAGCCGGAAGAGTAACACTTGGTGAGAACGTGAGCATGAGTAGTTCTATGATTAACGCGTACAGAACACTCGCTAAGTCTTTTGGAGTTGAAATATCCCTTGAAGAGAATATCAAAGACTCCGAAGATAAGGAAGTAAACGGCTATTACAAGAATGGAACTATCCATATCTCCATGAAATCAGATAGCCCCGTCGTTGATGTTCTAAAACACGAGGTAACACACCATATCCAGGTTAATTCACCTAGGCAGTATGCAGCTCTTAAGAAATACGTGCTTGATGAATTTTATAACTCAAATCTTGCTGAGTATGAAAACAAACTCAACAAATACATGAATGACTACAAGGACATATCACGTGCCGAAGCAGAAGATGAATTGCTAGCGGATGCTACAGATGTTTTCTGGAAGGGCGATGCTGATGCAGAAGCAGCAGTTAAAACACTTGTAGAAAAAAATAGAAGCCTTGGAGAGACAATCCTCAAGGCTATTAAGTCTACGGTAGATAAGTTAAACACATTGAGTAAAAACACTATCAATGCATTAAAAGGGGAATACCGCGGTAAGTGGCTTGAAGAACTAGGAATCCTTGAAAAAGCACAAGAGATGTGGACTAATGCTTTGATGAATCCTGAAATAGATAAATTTGAAGAGGCTGTTAATAATAATGATGAAATCAAATTCATGTATAAAGGTAAGGATTCAGAGGGTAGAGATGTTTTCTCAATTTCTAGCAAAACGAAAAAGCTCACAAAAAAAGAAAAGCGAACAGAATTAACGGAGAGATTTAAAAACGGAGAAGTATTAACTGTTGAATTCGATAACGGCAAAGGTAGAAAGTATACAGCTAAGCCACATGAGGATTTTGCAGGAAAGAATTTTTACGGTGACAAACAAACAAAATCGATTAATGCATTTAATAAAAAGGTGAATCTATTCTATGAAGGGGATTTATCGAAACTGTTACAGAATTCGGAATACATAAGACCTGGAGATGAAAAGAAGGAACATAAAAATGTAATCAAATGGGAGTACTACAAAAAAGAAATTGTAATAGGAGAAACGCCGTATAAATTATTGATTAATGTGCAAAACCGAACTGATGGGGATTTTATTTACAACATTAAATTCGAAAAAATAAAAAAAGACCAACATTGGCAAGCTATCAATGAAGATAGTAAAAATAACGCCCATGTTGGTATTGATAGTGTAAATCTATCACAAAACAATGAAGAGGTCAAGGAAAAATACCAGAGAAAAAACAATATCTTTGATATCCCCAACAATCAGCAAGCTGATTCTAACACCATCAGGCAGCTTAACAAGAAAATCGATGCACTGATTCTAAATCAGACTAAAACAAAGGGAACCATACCTAAAAGGTCATCTGTTATTAGTTACCTAAAAGAACTAATAACAGAGGTCGGTTCAGATGTAAAAGCAGAGGATTTACGTATCGACTATCACAATCTTTATAAAGCAGCTAAATCAGGTGATGATGCAACGAAAGAGAGGTTATTAAACGAAATAACAAGAGAGATTGTTAAGAATACCTATGAGACTAATCGCATATCTCCAGAAATAAGGGATGTACAGAGATACCTCAAAAATATGACTATCTCTATCGATGAAGATTTAGAAGCAGAAATCAAGAATAGATACGGTACATTTGGGAAGTTTAAAGATTATATCGATGGCACTTTCAAAATAAAACTTAATAAGAACATCGATAGAATGGAATACGCTGTTCCAGTTGATGACATGCTGTCTGAAATGAACGAGTTGTTCGGAGACACTATCAAGGTTGACGGACGAAGCCTAGACGACGTTACAGATTTTGTTACAGCTCTAGCTACAATTGCTGAGTATGCATCGGTAAAAGATAATAAAGTCTATCTTTTTGATGGCGGTGCAAATCTAACTCAGTACACCGAAAAAGAAATTGCTGAATACGAAGATGAACTAATAAAGGATGTTAAAGCTAATCTAGAAGCCAGCCTTGGCGAGATTAAGCCTATTGTTACTTATGCAGATAAGCAAGAAGCGAAAATCAGTAAGCTAAAAGCTAGCATGAAAAGAAGTGCTATGGATAAGCCAGAACAGGCAAAGTCAAAGAAGCTCATCAACAAGCTGATTAATGACACCGGTTCAAAGATGCCGGCAGAAGATGCTATGAGAATCTACGAAGAGGTTTGGTTTGCCGTACATCAGGCGACACCAAACGCTAGTGCGGCATATTCTGCAGCTGCAAGGTTATCGAATGCACTCCTTAATTCGAACGAGAATAATATAAAGGAAAACCTACAAACAAAGAAGCAAGTAATAGATCTGCTTAGCGTAGGCAAAATTTATATTTCTCCAGAATTAGCAAAGAAACTAAATTATCAGGAACTAAAGGCTAAATATGGTCACGCATTAAGATTTACAACAGATATCAACAGTGAACATACAATGCCTGCGGAACTAGTATATGACTTCTTCCAGAATAAACTAGGCGAGAAATACCCTGAACTATTCGCATCAGATGCATCAGATGCAGAAGAGGCTGTAAAGAACCTGTGTAACGCTGTAGATATGGTTGAAACATCTGCAGAGACAGATGGTCTAATTAATGGTGAATATAAAAACGTTGCTAGTGACATTACAGAATTAATACTAGATAACGCTATTTCTATGAAGCCAGAAATGACTTATGCAGATAAACAGCAGGAGAAGCTTAAAACTGCTGTAAAGGATGCAAGAAACAAAATAAAAGAAAGGGAGACAATAAAGAGACAAAAAGCAGAAAAGAAACATGAAGAGGAAATAGCAGAAAAAGACAAGGCTATAGAAGAGCTCGAAAGTGCTATTAAAGAAGAAAGAGAGTCAGTAAGCGAGCTAAAGCGAGATTTAAGAAAAGAACGTAGCGAACTGAACAGAAAGAGTAAGGCAATTAATAGCATTAAGTGGTACTCAAATAAGCTATCAAACAAGCTGTTAAAACCTACTAATACGCAGTTTATGCCGGAAGAGTTCAGAAAGTCTATCGCAAAGGTTCTATCTGAGATGGATTTTTCAACAGAGCGCGGAGATGCGTTCTATGAAACGCACGGATATAACAAGACTTATGAAAATTTCATGGAGTTAAAAAACGAATATCGCAAAGTTCTTGAAGAAAAGAACGACGGTGACAGTGCGTTTAGTTTTGTTGAGGATGAAGATTTTATGAATCAAATCGATTCAGTTCTTGAGGCTTTAAAAGCATCAAGGCTTGTCGATATGGATGCAGACACAATCGAAAGCGTAAGAGACGTTATTAGAGGGCTAGACAACATTATAAATAAGCATAACGATATGCTTAAGTATGACCAGTACAAAACAATCAGTGAAACAGGAAATGCGGTAATTAGTGAACTCAGCAAAAAAGCAGAAAAGAATCGCTATGCTGGCGGAGCTAGTGCTGTATCCAAGTTCATATTCTCGAGGAACATTAATCCTGCAGATAGGTTTGCTGTACTGGGTGGCACACTTAATAAACTGTTTAAAGAGATAACAATCGGATTTGATGATCACGCTATGAATGTTAAGGGCGCCCAAAATGAATTTCAGAGAATTCAAGAGGCTGTAGGAGAAGATGCATTTAATACTATCTGGGAAGATTCAAAAGTAGAATCCTTCAAGCTAGAATCTGGGAAAACCTTAAACCTAACTCATGGGCAGATGGTAACACTATTCCTTCTCAGCGAAAGAAAGCAGGCACTGGAACACATTCTTACTGGCGGTATTCAGACTGCAGAAGTTAAACCGAAGAAACTCGGCAAAAACACTGTACTTAGAAAAAGCTCCATGCAGAGAGAAAAGATAACGCGTAGTGATATTATAAATATCGTTAAGAGCTTATCTCCGGAAGAAATAAAGTGTGCAAAGATGATTCAGCATTACCTAAATACAACGGTTTCTGATTGGGGAAATGAAGTATCTATGAAAGTATGGGGATATAACAAGTTTACAGAAGAAAACTATTTCCCTATCAAAATTGCAAGAGAAACTGTAGACGCTAATGTTGAAGAGGCAGCGGTAACTAAAATTATAAATCCAGGATTTGCAAAGAAGACAAAACCATCAGCAAAGAATGCGGTTGTGCTAGATAACGTGTTAAGTGTCGCATCGAATCATATAAGCGCAATGAGTGCCTACCAGGCGCTATCTATGCCACTACAAGACCTAGAAAATGTATGGAACTATAGAGGGTATGGAGAAGATGGCGTAATTAAAGGTTCTGTTAGAGAGGCAATCGAACGTGCATATGGTAGAGAGGCTAACGAATACATAGAGAGATTTTTAAAGGATGTAAACGGCAATATCGCAAAAAGCGAGATGCCTATCACAACCAAGATTATAGGAACAGCAAAGCGTGCTGCAATTGCAGCCAACGGAAGAGTTGCCATGCAGCAGCCTATGTCTATAGTTAGAGCGTCAGCCGTGATAAATCCAAAATATCTAGCTAGGAGCAAGTATTCACGCGACGCGGTAAAAGAGATGCAACAACACTCAGGCGTCGCTGTGTGGAAAGACTTAGGTTATTACTCAACAGACGTAGGACCAAGCCTTACTAATGCCATGATTAACAAGGAAAATAAACTAGAGAAAGTAACTCTTGATATGTACGGATTCCTTGACAATATGACGTGGGGCAAAATCTGGGGTGCTTGTAAGCTCAAAGTTGAAGACACAATGAACATTCATGAAGGAGACGAGGGATACTGGCAAGCAGTAAATGAACAGTTTAGAGAAGTTGTGTATAGAACTCAGGTGTTTGACTCTGTACTATCAAGATCCGAACTAATGAGGCAAAAGGATGTAGGTTCATCAGTGCTTACAGCGTTCTTATCTGAGCCAACTAAAACATTGTCATTGTTTATAACTAATACGCAAATTGCAAAGCAGATGTATGATGAAGGCAATGTGGCAGAAGCCAGAAAGCTAGTCGCAAAACAATTTGGTTGGTTTATATCGTCGGCGGCAGCAATGGCGGTTATGAAATCTGTTTATGACGCTGCAATAAGACACATAGCAGATGATGATAAAAAGGACAAGAATTTTGTTGAACGATTCTTTGATGCGCTTCTAGGGGAAAACAAACTCCATACAGACGGAAATCTATTTGGGGAGCTAAATCCTATAGCTATGCTGCCTGTAGGAAAGGATATCCAGTCGGCACTACAAGGATATACACCATCAAGATTAGATATGTCTCTGTTCGTAAAAATTAGCGACGCATACAAGGCATGCGTAGATCCTAAAAATAGTTTAGTTACAAAACTTGAAAAGGTCGCTAATGCTGCAGGTGTATTCTTCGGACTTCCTGTAGATGTAGTTTATAGGGATTTTAAGGGCGCATTTGCATATGCAGCATCAATACACGACTTTTTCACCGGTGCAAATACAAAGCAAGATTTACTAATGGACTTCTCAAAGATTGAGAAAACATACAAGGGTAATGAAGGCTACTTTAAAAGCGTTGCGACCGACTCCGAAAAGTACGATAGCGAAACGAGAGAAAAGGCAGCTAAATACATTCTTGAAAACGATAAAGAATACACGAGAGAGAGAATCGATAAAGAAACGATTAATCGCATTAAGAGAAACCATAATGATGAAATGGATAACTTTATCAAGAAAGGAAAGAATGAAGAGGCTGAAAAACTCGCAAAGAGTCTTGCAGCAAGAAATAGTATGCTGGATGCAGAGGAGTATTTGCAGATGCGTATTAATAAGGTGAAGACTGACCAATTAAAGAAGATTGAAAACGCCCTCATGAAAGGTAATGTTGAAGAGGCTGAAAAATTCGCAAATAAATTCAACAAGATGAATATTGAGGTTCAAGGAGAACGTTATACTTCTGAGGTAGCAATGGAAAAATCAAAAGAATGGATACGAAAGGAATATCTCAAAGAAGTTATTAACGGCTTAAAAACTCAGAATAATTTAAAAGTTGAAAAACAACTCGCGAAGATAGAACGCATCGACCCAACAAATACCGATTTTCAGCGTGAAGAGGTACTGTATAGTGCAAAACAAAGCATAAGATATAGCTACTATCCATATATCAACAAAGCACTTGCCCGCGGAGATGTTGAAACAGCAAGAGTATATGCGCAGAAAATAGAAGCTCTCTATCCAGGGGATCGCAAGTATACCGCAGATGCTGTTATTAAGAGGAGTTATAAATACGCTACAAGGAATAAAAGGAAGAAGAAAAGGAGGTAGATTTTGAGGCTGTCGAAATGACAGCCTCATTTCTTTTAAAATTACTAAAGTAGAATTTATAGAAAGTGTAGGAGGCACATATGGATAAAAACAAAAGAACTAAGTTAAGAGATGGCATTGCAATGATCATCACAGGTGTAATCGCTGTACTAATGGTATTTGGGGTCAACGTCCCGGTAATTAGCGACACAGTGATAGGTAAGGTGGCATACGTAATTGCGTTTGCGATATCGTATGCGGTGAATCATTACTTTAATCACAACTACAGTGAAGAGGCGAAGCAATCACAAGAGTTGCTGGATTACTTAAAGGAAGCTAAAAAAATAAACGAATACGTACAGCATGTTGATAACTATGTAAATAAACAGCCTGTCGAAGAGGCAAATACAAATGAAGAGGTTAGCAACGAGGAAAAGACAAGCGAAGATAACGAGGATGAAGAGGAAAGCGAGGCGAAAGGCTAATGGCAACTAGGCAGCAGTTTGTACAGACGGCAGTTAGTTACCTCGGAGCGGTTAGAGGTTCAGCTAAACACCGCCGCCTTATAGACATTTTTAACCAGCATAAACCAGATGGCTGGCCAATGAACTATGTTGCACCGTGGTGTGCTGCATCTGTGTCCGCTTGGGCGTACGAATTGGGAATTGGAAATCTAATCCCAGTCAGCGCAAATTGCGGAACAATGGTTTCTAAAGCCAAGCAGATGGGCATCTGGATTGAGAGCGATTCATATACCCCAAGTCCAGGAGATCTAATCCTATATGATTGGCAGGATTCCGGATACGGCGATAACGCAGGTGGACCAGACCATGTAGGCGTGGTCGTATCTGTTGGTGGTGGAATGATTACCGTTATTGAAGGAAACAAGGGTGCAGCGTCCGTTGTGGGATATAGAAGCGTACCTATCAACGGTAGATATATAAGAGGATTTGTGAGACCAAACTTTGACGGAGTGAGCACGGTACCGCCAAGTTCCAGTTCAGGAAATTACGGATTATACAAAGTCAATTCACCCACAGGCCTTAACGTTAGAAAAGGACCTGGAACAAACTATGCGAGGATAGCTACACTATCAAATGGAACTCCACTTCGAATTGTGGAAATGAGCAGCAATTGGGGAAGGTCTGTAGGAGCTGGCGGCTGGGTTTGTATGGACTATCTCACGAAATCAGGAGCAACATCAGCGCCTGCATATACACCTAGTAACGCGAGCGCATATGCTGTAGGTAGAACATATCAATTAATTTCTGATATGCGCGTAAGAACTGGTCCAGGAACAGGATATAGGCAGCGAGCATATTCCGAGCTGACCGCAGACGGAAAGAGACACGCACTCGCTGGAAGCCTAGCTTGCTTGCGTGCAGGTACTCAGATAACCTGCTTAGAAATGCGAGGAGATTGGATGCGTATTCCATCCGGATGGATTTGCGCTCGTCAGGGAAGCAAGGTGTATATCAAATGATGATAACAGCATGCAACTCTGCGATGGGTACAATTATTGACTTGATTATCGGAGCTATTGTCGGTATGCTAGGAGGGTACATAAGGTACTTGATAAAGAAACAAAAAGCAGAAGACAGCGTGAGAGAATGTCTTGTAGAAGGCATGATGTGGATTCTCCACGATATCCTAGAACCGATGTGCGATGTAGTTATAAATCGAGGCTTTGTATATCTAGACGAATACGAGAACCTAAAATCAAGGTTTGAAATATATGAAGGTTTGGGTGGCAAAAACGGAATCAAGCAAAGAATGGTAATGATAGAGATGCTACCGAAAAAACCAAGAGGATGTGAATTAGAGTGA